CTACGATAACCGCGAATTCAACATGGCTACCTGTTCGTCGTTCATGTCATCAATCCACATACCGTAAATTTCATACACCATCTGCGCGGTTTCATGCCCCATCTGGCTGGCTATAAATGCCGGGTTCGCTCCTGCCGTTAACAACCAGCAGGCAAAAGTATGTCGCGTATGGTACGGATTACGGCGGCGAATACCAGCACGTTTTACTGCTGCATTCCATCTTGCTCCTAAACTGCTTACCGAGTAATAAGGTTTCTGTTTTTCATTACACATCCTGGGCATGAATACAAAATGCAATTTTTGCTGTTCGATCCTTCCATATTCCCGATGATAAAAAGTAATTTCACTTTTTCGATGATGCCCTGTCAGCTTGTACTGCTCCTTTAGTGCCTTGAGGGCTGGCTGCAGAAGTGTTACTGTCCGGATCCCGGCGTTAGTTTTTGGGGGGCCGAACATATCAAGTATCGTCAGATTTCTTCTGACGTTCACAATTCCCTTTTCGAGATCCACATCCTCCCACGCAAGAGCAGCCAGTTCCCCATGACGAAGTCCGGAGTAAATGGCAAATTTCCACAAGTTTTGGCTCTGACCTTTTTCACTTTTCATTAAAGCATTGAATTCTATTTTTGATAACGGATCTGGTTTTATTCTGTTTCGTTGTAACTTTTTTATTCCTTCAAACGGCTTTGTTGAAATAAATCCCGACTGATAAGCAAAACGTAACAATGAACAGAGCAGTGCAATGTAATTATCAACAGTACGCACTGTTCTTCCTTTTTTGTTGGCTCTTGGATTATCGAGATAAAGAGTTTCTCCATGCAGCAGTTCATTCCGGTAGTTTAAAATATCGCTATAACGAATATGTGATATTGGAGTGCTCTCACAAATGATTATTTTGAGAGTCTTTAATTGTGATTTCGTCTTTTTCATTGTATTTGCTGTTAATTCCGTTTCTTTAATTTTTGTCCAGATGTCGCAAAGCTCTCCGAATGTTTTAATGATCCTCGTTGTCACCATTTTCGCCCCAGTGCCGGACTGGGGGAAGCGTCTTAAATATTCAAACTCACCGGAACTGATCTCATGAACTATCAACGTTCTTAGATTTCCGGCTTTTTTAATGTTGCTGTTAGTTACTTCCCATCCTTTCAATGTTTCACGACATCGTTTCCCACGAAACATAAACCAGATGCGAATATATTTACCTCGTATTTCGACACCTGTTGGTAATTTAGACATATCATGAATCTTTGATAAACTGATTTATCTTTGGATAGTTGTACCAGATAATTCCTCGTTTACTGTCTGGCTTGCCTAAAGGGGATACTCGTTTGAAGTGGAAACCTTCCACCCAACAATTCTGGCGATACGCTTCAATTTGCCTGGGGCCTAGACCGGTCTTGGATATCAGACCTTCTTCAACTATCCATTCTTCGTTAAAAACTACCTGTGGCATTACTTCATCTCAGGTTGCCACCCACTATACGCAAAGTAGGTGACGAAGGTTGAACATCAATGATCAGGTTTAGAAATCAAAGGACTGCTGGCTCCCGCCAGCTAATACTTTGATGTGTCGGGACTGCCGCCCCGTAAATCCCGCCCAGTGTGCGGCGCGGATCTGTGCTGCCTGTTGCTCTGAATGAATAATCCTCCTGGTGTGTTCTGGATAAGGCGGTAAAACTTCCAGGCAAACAGGGCAGTGATCGGTTGTATGGATACCCGCGTAAGGTTTTTTACCGCAGACGAATATCTTCATCATCTGCGTGCTGCAGCCTTCGCACATCGGCGCATCACAGGTGAATGGATGCAGAACATCCGGGGGCGCTACACCCATTTCGTATTTCGGTGGAAAGCCGAGGTATCCGTCACAAAGCAGGGTTGCCGGGGAGCCGCAAAACATGCACTTATTTTTCCTCATAGCTCACCTGGTTTTACTTTTACACATTCAAAGCTTTTCAGCGTTGCCTTCTCGATGCGGGATACGCCAGCTTCATGCTTACCTGAAATCATCTTTTCGCATTTGGCCCGGGTCAGTTTTACTTTGGAATAGCGGGTCCACGAAGTCGGCGCATTGCCTGCTTTTTCGATAATTGCGGTGATTTTGTACATTCTGGTAACTCTTAATACTTAATCCTTGGGGCGTTGTCTGTTGCGCGTCGGTTCCAGCGGATAAGAGCTGACGTTTTACTGCCTTCATAGCCGGAATGGGCCTCACATCCATCGCATTTAACTCTGAAATGGCCGGCGATGGCCTTTACTGTCACAGATGGACAACCACAAAAGGGGCAGGGCTTTGCGTTGTAATACATCATGAGCGTTTAACTCCGAATTTCTGTACCAGCGAGGATTCCATTCGCCCGATACAGGCGCGTATTCGGGTTATCTGCGTTTCCGGGCTCATTGTTTCAAGGGCGGCGCGTAAAGCCGGATTTTTAACGTTTGTCGCTCTTGCTCTGGCGAACCCATTTAATGCCCTTCTGATGCTGCGGCCGTCAGCTCTGGCACACGCGCGGCATAATTCGGCGTGTAAAACGGTGTCCGGGAATTCGCTGTATTCCATCTGGATAAATTCACGTGCGTTAGCGGGTTTAATCTTCATAGCCTGTAACTCTTTGCATGGCGGCTGCCTGCAGCCGCCAGTGGGGTATTACGCGTTAATGTATTCGGGTTTCATCTCTGAAAGCGTGGTGCTGTATGCGTCATACAGCTCGCCCAAGTGTAGCCTGGAAACGTTCAGCGCCTGCTCAACGGCTGCAAAGTTCTTCGCAGCGTCTGGATCTCCTGAGGAGGGCAGGTCGTTGATCATCTTCTCAATGCGCGTGACTGCGTTGATTCGATGGTGGCGCTGGACGACTTTTCCTTTCAGTTCGGTGTAGAGTGGGCCAAGCGCATTTTTCTGCGCTTCGACTTCCTGGCGTAAAGCTGTCGTCTGTTCAGTGCTGTCAGCCTGTTCGATGCTGTCGCGCAGTTTGTTAACCCATTCATCAACATCAATAACAGCGGGTTCATTGGCTGGTGCAGAAGGGCGCTGCGGTTCCTGTACCGGGTTAATGATCTTTTCCTGCGGTTCTTCCAGTTCGTCGCGGGTGTACACACCCAGGATGACTTCGGGACAGTAGAGACGCGCCCAGCGTTTCAGGGCCAGATAAGCAAGCTGCTGGCGCGGGTCATCGGCCCACAGCGTTGAGTTGCGTGTTCTGGCCTGAGCCAGAAGTAACACCAGTTCCCGCGGTTTAGCTTCGCCGCGAAGCGTTGCCCAGACACGTACTCCGATCCCGTTTTCATCGGCAAGTTTCCAGCCAGGAACGCGGTATTCCTTCCCTTTATCATTTTTCCTGATGTCGAACTTACCGATAATTTTTTCCCACGGCCCGAACCAGTCATATTCGATACGTCCGGTTAATGGTCCCCGGGTACTGATTACGGCATTAACCAGTTGCGCCTCGTACCCGAGAACCCCGTTCACCACGAAGGTTTTCTGTGCCACAGCATAAGGGTTCATCTGCCACTGCATCGCCTGCATGGTGATGGCCATGCAGTCAGACGGGTTGCCCCGGAGGTGCTCCGGTACCGTCGCCATGCCGGAGGCCATAACCTGAGAGAACGTCTGAATGGCGGCCAGAGACTGAGGGCTGAAAACCGCAACGTTGGAGTTAATATTTTCTTGCTGAATTAATTCGTTCATTGTGTCCTTCCTCAGATGCTCAGTGCTTCAAGACGGCGAAGATCAAAATCGTTTAACTCGTCGGTGTAACTTTCGGTAATTGGCGCGGGCCAGTGGTTTGTTTCCAGGGCTTCGTTTATCTGACGCAGTGTCCGGTGGTACTCCTGTCGCCCAAGCTCAAGGAGTTCCGGCGAAGCATCCACCACCGCCACCCAGTGATAGCCGGCATCCTTGTTAACGAAGATCCAGGAAAACTTGTCCAGATTCGCCACGTCGCAGTACATCGCCGCGCTGAGATGGTAGTCACGTTCGATGATTTCCCGGTGCAGGCGGTCTTTCAGACGTTCCTGACGCACATAACCAAGGCTGACTGATTTCAGGTCTGCACAGATGCTTTCATAGGGCAGCCTGATTTCAATGTCGGGACGGACACGAATTTCCAGCCCGGTTTCTTCGTCAAATCCGAAATAGCTGATCTCGGATTTGCGTTCAGGGTGATTGAGGAGCCGGGCGGCATCCGGGTTATTTTGCAAAGCGGCGTTAATGTTTATCGCCTGTTCGTACATTTCGCGGCTGATCAGGGTTTTCCCCTGGCTTGCCTCTGCCTGTTGTTTTTGCCAGTCATCAAGAGTGACCAGATCCGGCTGTATTGTTCTGGCGATTTCCGTTAATTGTTCTTTCGTTCCGCTTACGTTATAGGGCAGGAATTTCGCGCGCTCTTTTTCTGCCATTTCAGGAGCAACGGATCCGATTTGGTCCAGAAGCTGCTCTCTGGTGCCACTTGCTTTCAGCAGGGGCGACAACGTGGCGTTGTATTCCTTGATGCAGGCTTTCATCGCCGATGCAGTGTGTTTTTCCCCTTCCGGGATACGCCGGAACGCTTCCGGCAAATTGTTATACAGCAGCCAGGTTTCCTCGGCGCTGGCGCCCAGTGCTACAGGTTGAGTCAGGTTACTGTTGTAGTTCTCGATCCACTGCTTCATCTCTTCGGGTGTCATCAGCGCCGGCAGGCTGGCGTTGTACTTTTTGATGATCGCAATCAAATCCTGTGATGTGGTGACCACATAATCAGGAACAGCGACCGGAACGGCATATTCATCAGCAAATTTTTCCGTTTCCAGCGTATAGCTGTGAATAATCCGTCCACGAAGCAAAGCGTCGCTTTCTTCACATGGAATTGTTCCGGCAATATGTCGTCCGTGGTAATACATCAGGCTGATACGGGCATCCTTGAGCATTGTGCTGCTGATCCCGTTAGCTGAATGATAGACTTCGTTGGGTATATCTTCGTAACGGCCAGGCTCAAACCATGACGGCCAGACCTGATTTGCGGTATCTGACGCATCACCCGTGCTATCACAGCCAGCGTCTGACTGAGCGCCCTTGTTATCTTCCTGTACGCTATCGCCAGCCGTTTCCTCCGGTGCTTCTTCATCGTGTCCGGTCTGCACTTCCGTTTTTTCGCCTTCGTTTGAGACGGAAGCACTGTAATTTTCGTGGAGCCATTTAGGATCATTCGGGTCGCTAATCCCTACAACAAATTCACCACGTGATACTGCAAGCAGCTTATCGGCGTCAGGCTGGCTGATATTGGCTGCCTGCATAATTTTGTTTACTTCGTCAGCGGTAACTTTTACCGGCTCTGGTTGTTCAGAATTTTGTGCGGCATTTGTATTTTGCGGTAAGCCTGTGTATGTGCCATTTTTTCGGGCAAAATATTCTTCTTTCGTGATTTCAGTAGCCCCGGCAGCCAGCGCCTTATCCAGACCAGAAAGTTTGTTTGCGCGACCGTATTTTTCGCCATCTTTATCGGTGAAGAGGAAGTAGAACGGCCCCTCACGCTCTACAGATGGTTCAGTTTCCAGCGCGCTTTCATTTTTTTGGGTATCAGATACTTCAGTTTCCACTGCATCAGTTTGTGCTGCTGACGGCTGGAGAACATCAGCAGTGCTCTGGTCTGTTTCTTCATCCTCAAACACGCCCTTTGTCGCCAGGTATTCAGTGATGTATTTGTTCAGTGCCACGGGGTCTTTGTGAATGTCGATCGGACGTTCGCGAACAAGACCAAAAATAGTCTGGCGGCTGTAGCGAAGTGCGTGAGGCTGTTTGCGCATTGATGCAGAAATACGCTTCCAGTCTTCGCGATCGTTCTCGATAACTTCATTTTTTGCCCAGCGATGGATGCTGCCGTCAATGTTTCCGGCATCAATGTCACCAGGCCATAGAGCGTAGGCCAGTTCGTCATCCAGTGTTTTCCATGTCTGCTTATATTCGCGACGAATGGCGGCAGTGATGGGGGTGATTTTTCCTGCTGAGTTTTCAGTGTTCTGTCGGTTAACTCTGGCGCTGGCGAGATCAACAACAGAGGTGTATTTTCCGGTTTCCTTGCGTTCTGCGTTCTGTCGTTTTTTCCAGCTGCGTAATTCGACCTGAATTTCAGGCCATTTTGCGCCAGGCTTGCATTTATGCTTAACCCATCCGATAGCGAACAATTTGCGCTCCGGATACATGGCGTTAATTTCTGGTGTTCTCATCAGAGCTTCAACGATATGTCCGTCGAATATTGCCATGTCTTCCTGCAACAATTCCTGTGCGCTAATCACCATATCAACGGTGATGTTTTCACATGTGTCGAACTTAACCATGACAGCGTTCTGTACTTCAGGGGCCAGCTTGTCAAAAGTGACGTTCATCGGATCTGATTCAGTCTCAACCGGGATAAAGGAAGCAGACTCCTCATCCCAGCGGTTTTCCTGCATATATTCAGTATCCCAGGAATCGAGGGCTGGGTGGGGTATACCGGGTTTATCCTCGCAGACAATAAATTTATAAGCGCAGTCCTGAGATGCCGGGTATTGTTCCAGAAATTGCCAGGCAAAATTGGCGCGGGCGCGGCGTTCATCGCCCGCTTCGATGGCAGTGGCTACAGGTTTAGCGCCTTCTTCTTTTATCGCCTGTTCGTCCGGAATGGCGGCGCAAATAAAGACTTTATTCATTTTTTTTACCTCATTACAGGTCTAAGGGTGAACGGAGCCCTGTCATTGCTGGCATAGTTAATTGGATATGGTTAATTTAATTAAAGTTCGTGTGCCATCTGGTCATAATGAGAACATTGTTCGCTGCAATATTTTCTAAGTTCGGTAGTGGGTATAACTCCCTGCATAAAATGAAGTGGTTTCTCTACACTTTCTTTATCTTCGATTTCTTTATTGCAAAGATGGTAGGCGCATTTTATCTTCATAGTAAGCCTCAGTGCATTAACGGTTTTCCGCTTTGGTTAAGGTACACTTCGATAAATTCGTGTTTAATTATGGTTTTTTCTAGCAGGCTAAATGCATATAACCCTTTGCTGACATTTGCGGATGCCCGGTAATCGCGGCCATTATATTTGATAGCAGTGCCTGGTTTTACTTCTTTTCGTGGAATAAGATCCGTTCCGTAATGATGAGCAATCATAATTATCTCCATTCTTACAAATGAACTTTGCTGATGCGGTGCCTGGTGCCTCCAGGTGACATTAACCAGTTAACAATTAATGCCAACTTAAACCACCCTAACTGACCATTTAGGTTTTAACTGTGTCGCGCGCGCTTAGCCGCATTCACCGCATCACAAAATTCACTTTAAAAGGGGCGGCAGAGCAGTCACGGAGTAAAACTGATGCCGCCAAACGTCACCAGAAAATTGATAACAGAGGGGTTGCAGCGGGGGTGTCACTTAAGCGTATGGTCAACCTGACAACCCGGTGTCCTCAACGGGGAAGGAATAACCCCGCCAGACTTACCGCCGCGCCATTTCGCGGATTGCCACAACCGGAAGCGCACGGTCGAATTAAATTTAACGACACCGTACAGTGAGACGAACTTCGCCGTGCGCCGTGCGCTTTCGTGTTGTGTGCCTGCTTTTAACCACGTCAGGCGAGGTGGTATCCTTCTCATCCCGAATAACCAAGAAGGAAATCTATATGACTAAAGAAGAATTTGTCTCTTATATTTTTGATAAAACGGTTGAAATGTATGCCGCTACTTACGGGTCCTGTAATCCTCTGAATAAACCAGAGGGGAAAGATGATTTCGACAAAATTTACTGCTTCCTGGAGGACCGCTATATCAAAAGGTTAGAGGACGCAGGGATCAAATCCCCAGTGAAGTCACCATTGTCCTGAGAACTTGCAGGACGTCATGATCGTAACTTCCATCCAAACCGCGACGGCGAATTGTTTCTCGTATTACCGGAAGCAGTTCGCTGGCAATCTCGATACTTACCTCGCCTGATAATGCCTCTGGTTTCAGCGTGAATGCTGGCGAATGTTCGGTCTTGGCTCCGATAGTTTCAGAGCCAGTGCCTACATGATAAAGCTCAATGAAAGCTGTCTTGATTTTCCGGGCTAGATCTTTTGCTGGCTCGCTTTCAATATCTTTCCCGATTTCTCGCAGCACAGAATGCAATGTATGAGCTGCTGTTTTCTGTACATCAGACGGTAAATCTTTAAATTCCATCGTCAGCCTCATCAGTCAGTGTTTCTGGCTACCCAGCGACGCGCGCCAGATTCGGTTTTAAACGTTTTGTTTTTGGTATATGTCATCGCGGTGAACGTACCGTCCTGGTTTGGGAACACGCCGTATACCAGAGATTCGTTATTGCCGAGGTTGATCTTTTGCAGCTTGTTCATTTTCAGCCCTGATAATACTGTTCCTGGAGTTCACAATGAGCTAAAACCATATCCCATCCTTTGTCGCGCAATGCCTGGAGAGCCACGCTAAAACTGACGCTGCAACTATCCATCAAATACCGAATCACTTCATTCCTTCCCATCTTTCCTTCTCCCGTTTAACGCCCGGTGGCGGAACTCGTAACCTACAGCGCCTTGCTGTTTCTGAGGTTATATTAATAACATTCATAGTTTTGAGCAACAGAAATATGCATATTTGTGATGAATATGCTCTATCCTAATGAAAATTAGAGTGTTTTTTTTGTGGGGGGGGCGGATTTTGGCGGTTTTAAGCAAAAAAAGCCGCCAGAGTAGGCGGTTCGAGGTGTGAGATGCTACTTCTTCATGCGTTTTTGGGCTGCAAGCATATTTTCAAATGCTTCCTTGTAGAGCTCGTTCTGACCTTTCAGTCTCTCTATAAGCTTTGCCTTTTCAGATTCTGGTAGGATATCAAAAAGATTAAGCAAATCAGCATGTTGCTTATTGATCATTCTCCATCCATCTCCTTCAAAGCTGTCATCATAAGTGCCTGAGGAACGAACGTAGTTCATCAGATCAGCTAAGTCTGGTCGCAAGTCTTCAGGTTTAACCCTCAGCAGCACAGAAAATTTCAATGCAGCATCGGTATTTAGCGGGGCTTTCCCGTTGAGATAGTGGCTGACAGTCGATTGCGTCTCAAATCCCATGAGTTCTGCAGCAATCTCCTGGGTCAATTTGAGGTCTCGTTTTTTGGCATCCCAGATTGTGCGTAGGCGCTGTGTAGCCTCTGGAGATGCGATTTCTTCGCGTTTTTTTCTCATGCGCTCATTTTATGAATGTAGTTCATAATCTCAAACTGATATGGGTATTGATCATTTAAATTAATATGATTAATATTTTGTCAGGCATAACTAAGGTGTGTTTTATGACATTAGATGAATACTTGAAAAAAAAAACGAGTGCGCCAAGCTGAATTGGCCTCGCTAGTTGGTTGCAGCCAATCGATGATAAGTCTTGTCGCTACGGGATGTAGTCAATTGAGTCCTGAGAAGGCGTTACGTGTGGCGGAGGCCACTAACTACGCTGTCACTCCTCATGAATTAAGACCAGATATCTATCGGAATCCAACCGATGGCTTGCCCTCTGGATTCAAAGATAGCGCAGAGAAGGCCGAAGGAGCTGAACAATGGTGATCAGCAACGAGAAAGTCATGGACGCGCTCAACGCATGGCTGCGCTTGCCGACGGTAACGCAGGAGTATGCCACGCGGGTGATCACAAGCGAATTCCTGGCGCAGTATCCAAGGCCAGCACTCGCAATCCATCGCATCGAATTTGACGACGGAACGATCGATTTCGCTGCCTGGCGCCGGAACCGCATAAACATTTTTCAACGCTGGAGAAAGCTCGAAACGCCGGAACACCAGGACAAATTTTCTGCGCTGATCCCGGCTATCCTGGAGGCGATCCGGAAGGACACTCCAGAGGTGCATAAACGAGTAACAGCTGGCGAAAGCATTGAATACCTGGTAGCTCGATTGATGAAAGAAAGCACTGAGGCCGCTAACGCTCCTCTTCTCGGCGCTTCATTGCCGGATTTTGAACGGGAATGCGACGAAGCCATTGATGCGCTTTGGGCGCTACGAAATGGCTACCGCCGTAAGTTCCAGAGATGTGACCAGTAGGAAAATTTTAAAGGGTTGACGAGGTTTTTGTGAGTAGCAGAGTTCAGGGATTTGTTTGGGATGCCTGCGCGGCAAACGGTATCACTGGCGCGAAACTCCTGATTATGGTTCGCCTAGCTGATTACTCAAATGATGAAGGGATCAGTTATCCGGGTGTGGAAAGTATTAGCCGTCAGCTTGGCCTGGCTGAAAGCACTGTCTACGGCGCGCTGGCACAACTGGAAAAGGCTGGGTGGGTTAGAAGGAAGCCCCGCCGGAACGGTAATCGTAGAACCTCGAATTTGTATTTCCTAAACGTCGAAAGGCTTGAGTTTTTGGCTGAACAGGAAAGGGCGAAAATTCGCGCAATCAAGGCCGAAAAGAAATCAGCTTTTCTACCTCCAGAATCTGGAGGTACAGATTTTGAACCTCCAGTATTTAGAGCCACAAGTGGACTTGAACCTCCAGTATTTAGAGCCACAAGTGGACTTGAACCTCCAGTATTTAGAGCCTCAAGTGGACTTGAACCTCCAGAATCTGGAGGGGATCCACAAGTATTAAAACATGATCCACAAGTAAAAGATCTTGAACCACAAGGTAAGCATGTGCGTGCGAGAAAAAAATCAAAATTCGATCCACTGACGATTAAGCCCTCGAATGTGAGCCCAGAGACCTGGAGGGATTGGGTTTCTCATCGCGAGGAGATTGGCAAACGTCTCACAGAGACAACCTGCAGGCTGCAATCCAAAAAATTATCGGATTGCAGCGATCCGGATGCGGTTATCAATCTGTCGATTACGAACGGCTGGACAGGGCTATTCCCTGAAAAAGTCTATCGGCCAGATGCGGGCAGGGTTAACGGCCGGATCGACGTTTCACTGCCTGACAACACGATCCCTCCAGGTTTCAAGGGGTAGTCGAGCATGAAAAACATTGTGAATTCTGGAGTGCTTGAGCGCATTCGCAGACTGGCCCCGCAGCACGTAACCGCACCGTTCAGCACTGTGGCTGAGTGGCGGGAGTGGCAACTTGCCGAAGGTCGGAAGCGCTGTGCAGAAATCGAGCAGCAGAACCGACAGGTGCGGGTGGAGAAAATTCTCAATCGCTCAGGCATCCAGTCACTTCACCGCAGGTGTTCGTTTGCGAATTACTGGGTTCAGAACGATGGTCAGCGGTACGCACTCAGCCAGGCCAAGTCCATCGCCAGCGAACTGGAGTCCGGTTGCACGAACTTCGCGTTTAGCGGGAAGCCGGGGACCGGGAAAAATCACCTGGCGGCGGCCATTGGCAACCACCTGCTGAAAACCGGTAAAACGGTGATTGTGGTTACCGTGGCAGACGTGATGAGCGCATTACACGCCAGTTACGATGACGGGAATTCCGGCGAAAAATTTCTGCGGGAACTGTGTGAGGTTGACCTGCTGGTACTCGATGAAATCGGCGTGCAGCGCGAAACCAAAAACGAGCAGGTCGTACTGCACCAGATTGTTGACCGCCGGACGGCATCGTTGCGCAGCGTGGGGATGCTGACAAATCTGAACTACGAAGCCATGAAAAACCTGCTGGGCGAGCGCGTGATGGATCGCATGACGATGAACGGGGGGCGATGGGTGAATTTTAGCTGGGAAAGCTGGCGCCCGAATGTTGGCCAGACCGGAGCAGTGGTGTAGACAAGTCGCATGAACAGCAAAAACCAACAGGCCGCCATCAGGCATCTGCTGGAGAACGGGGAAGCCACGCCCCGCGAATTAGCTGATGCACTGGGGGTAAGTAACAAAAAAATCCACAACCTCATCCAGAATATGCAGCGGTATGGGAGGTTAAGTCGGGAAGGGAAGAAATATCGCCTTGCGGATAACTGGCAGGAAAAAATCTGCATTGCCAGAGCGGTGACTGAGCGACCGACACCACCGAAAACCGTAGCAGTGCAGGAATGCCGCCGTAACTGGCGCGGGTACCAGATACACAAAATTTTTGGGAGTAGCCGGGGAGCCGGTAACAGAGTTTAGGAGTTGAAATGGAAACCGTACTTAAAGCACTTGAATCAATGGGCAAAGCCTCGTCTGTCGAACTTGCCGCGCGTCTGGGCATGGAGCGTAAACAGGTGATTAACGAGCTGTGGGAATTGCAAAAGGCTGGCGCGGTAACTAAAAACGGCCCGATCTGGGCGTTGTCTGATGACAGCGACCAGGAAATTGAGGATGTTGGCGAAATGCCAGCACCAAAAGTTACTGAGCAGCACCTGCTCGGTGCAATTGGGGAGCGTGGGCCGCTAACTGCCGATGAACTGGCCGCGTTGTTCTGTGTCACCTCACGTAAAGTGGCTTCCACACTGGCGATGGCAACCAGAAAATCGCGAGTTCACCGTGTCGCCAAAGACGGGAAATATCGTTACTACCTTCCAAATCAGCATGTGGCCGAAATGCTGGATAATCAGGACGCTGGAAAATCTGAGCAGCAGCCGGAGACCGTGAAATTACCCGCGCCAGAAATGACACCCAAAGCACCTGCAGAGGATATTGCAGAAGTGGCGCAGTCAATCCCGTCGTTTATCGAAAAGCGTGCTGACGACCTGATTTTCCCTTCGTTGTACATGGCGAACCGGGAACTGCGCCGGGCAAAAAATCAGGTTCAGAAGTGGGAGAGGGTATGTGCAGCACTTCGTGAACTGAACAAGCACCGGGATATTGTTGCGAAAATTCATCAGGAGGCTGCGCAGTGAGTAATTCAAAATGTCAGGTTAACGGCAATCAAATTACTCCATGTGTGGTGTTGGGAAAAGCACTCGAGTACAGGAATCCAACCTTAAAGAGAATTCAAACGTGTTGAAGGTGGTGCATCGTGAAAAATCGTAAAGCCAAAATGATAGTGGCCCGAGTAATTGACATCCTCCCCGCCCCAAAGGGCGGGGTTTTACGGCGCTCCTGATAAAACACACTTTCGCTGTAGAATTGTTGTCATTAAATGGCGTCATAAGTAGAATCACGCCGGGTGCTTGAGGCTATCTGTCTCAGGTATACACGAGGCAGATAGAGAAAAGCCCCAGTTAACATTACGCGTCCGGCAAGACGCTTAACATTAATCTGAGGCCATATCTATATGCGACACATAAAGATTAGCCTCTTACGGACCGAAAGGTCAAGGAGAAGCAGGCTATGAAGCAGCAAAAGGCGATGTTAATCGCCCTGATCGTCATCTGTATCACCGCCATTATGGCGGTACTGGTAACGAGGAAAGACCTCTGCGAGGTACGAATCCGAACCGGCCAGACGGAGGTCGCTGTCTTCACGGTCTACGAACCTGTTAAGTAAGAGCATCGGCGGGGAGAAATCCCCGCCATCTCTGATGTGTCGGCATCCTCAACGCACCCGCACTTAACCCGCTTCGGCGGGTTTTTTGTTGCGTGCTGAATGCTCAGGGTGAAAAATAACCATATATTTGATTATATACACGACAAAAAATAAAAGTCATTGTGCCTGCACATTAAATAATCAAATATACGGCGTGAAATAAATGGTTACAGTCGTTATATTTTCGCCATTAATTAAATTTGCAAAAAAATGCACATTTTCATTTTCCCTTAGCAGCAAGGAGGTATTGTGAAAACGCTTAAAAAGTTAATTAATCGGGATGGGCTTTATGCTGTACGTATAGAAGATGGCGGCGTTTTATTTAGTGCCCAAATTCCTGAAGATCATGTGATTCTTTCTGTTGAGGCTTTTATAGAATACCTAAAACGGCTCGGGTTCACTGTTACCCGTTAATGTTTTAAAATCCGTTTGTCGGCTTGAACACCCGGCAACCTACAGCGCCACCGGAGAATTACGATGGCGCATATACAACTTGTTAAACATAACTCATCAGGATTACTGCTCCCCGCTACACCGGAGAGTGGCGATTTTCTGCATCAAATCAAAATTGGTGAGTGGATACACGCCGATTTTAAGCGTGTACGTAACTACGCATTCCACAAGCGTTTTTTCAAACTTCTGCAGCTCGGATTCGATTACTGGACTCCAACAGGTGGCGTTATCACTCCGCGCGAGCGGAAGCTGGTTTCTGGTTTTGTTGATTTCTTGTGTGAGTCAGTAGGCCGGGAACATACTCCGGCACTGAGTGACGCAGCAGAGCAGTATCTGCACGAAATCGCCACCAGGAGAACCGGGGACGTTGCGCTGCTCAAATCTTTCGATGCTTTCCGTGAATGGGTAACAGTTCAGGCTGGTTTTTTCCTGGAGATTGTCTACCCGGACGGCAGTCGCGGGCGCAGGGCTAAATCCATCGCCTTTTCGAATATGGACGAAGGCGAGTTTCAGCAGGTTTATAGATCAGTGCTGAACGTTCTGTGGAACTGGATCCTGTTCAGAAAATTTTCTTCTCCGGAAGAAGTTGAGAACGTCGCCGCTCAGCTTCTGGAGTTCGCATGATGGCTGATTTACGAAAAGCGGCACGTGGCCTGATGTGTACAGTCAGGATCCCCGGTTACTGCAACCATAACCCCGAAACATCTGTGCTTGCGCACTATCGGATGGCTGGCACTTGTGGGATCGCAACAAAACCACACGATATGCAGGCGGCGATCGCCTGTAGCTGCTGCCATGATGTCATCGATGGTCGCGTGAAAACCGAATACAGCCACGACGAGCTGCGCCTTATGCACGCTGAAGGCGTAATGCGCACGCTTGCCATCTGGAAGAAAGAGGGGCTGCTGAAAGTATGATAGCCGCCGAAAAACACCGCTACGAAAAAGAATCCATCCTCCGCGCGCTTGCACTGGCGCGCCAGCACCATTCCCGCACGCAGCAGAAAACAGGAGCCGCCGCATGAAATTGGAATCAACACTCAAACATTTTAGCCCTCAGGGTATGCATATCAGCGACAACGTAAATAAAACAGGAGTACAGAACAATGCGTGATATGTATGAAGTAATGGATCGCTGGGGAGCTTGGGCGGTGGCTGATAGTAGTGGGGTTGACTGGCAACCAATTGCAGCTGGGTTTAAGGGCTTGTTACCTCACGGAAAGAAATCACGTCTACAATGCGATGATGATGAAGGAATCATGATTGACAGCTGTGTCGCCCGCCTGCGGAAGTATAAGCCAGAAGAGTATGAGCTAATTATTGCTCACTTCGTTATCGGTATTTCATTACGCACTATCGCGAAGAAGCGGAAGTGTTCGGATGGCACGGTCAGAAAGGAATTACAGAGTGCAATGGGGTTTATTGATGGAATTTTATACCTCCTTTCAAATCACTAAAGAGGCAAAATATTTAATGTTTGATATTTAGAAACGATGCGTTTTAGGATAAAATGCATCGTTATTATTGCTGTTTAATTGAGGGTTTTTATGTCGGCATTCATCACTCCATTGCGTTACCCCGGTGGAAAAGGGCGCATGGGGCCATGGTTATCAGAATTACTAAGACATAACAATATCAGTGGTGGGTATTATGTTGAGCCTTATGCTGGTGGTGCTGGTGCGGCATTATTTTTATTGATGAATGGGTATGTAAATCATACCATTATCAATGACTTAGATCCCGTTGTGTACTCATTTTGGTGGTCTATATTAAACGAGAATGAAAATTTCATTGAATTAATTAACCAAACAGAAGTTACCATCGATAATTGGTATGAACAAAAAGAAATAATGACCAATTATTCAGACTATGATGCCCTCAAAGTGGGTTTTGCCACTTTTTTTATGAATCGTACAAACCGTTCAGGTATTCTGTCGGGGGGGGTTATTGGTGGTAAGAATCAGGATGGGAAGTATAAAATTGATGCAAGATACAACAAAAAAAATCTTTGTGAGAGAATAAAAAAAATTGGGGCGATGAAATGCTTTATAGATCTCTATAATTTAGATGCCAGTAACTTTCTTGACGAAATAAGTAATAAACTGCCAGCGAAATCGTTAATATATTTAGATCCTCCATACTATGAAAAAGGCAGCCAACTTTATCGCAACCATTATAAACCGTGTGATCATAAAGTAATTTCTGAAAAAATAGTTAGTATTCGTACTCCAGTTATTGTGACATATGATAATTGTGAAGAGATTAAAAATTTATACAGTAATGAAAAAAAAGTTGAGTTTTCTTTTCATTACTCAACTCATTTGGCAAGACCTAAAGTAACAGAACTTATGATTTATAAAAACTTAGTTCTGCATAAAACTCCTTCGATGAAAAAAGAATAATGTCAGGTTGGTTTATAAAATAAACCAACCTGATTGATCCTAATCTTTCCAACAAGCACGAACAAAACAACCAATATTGGTCCAAAAAACATTAAGAGATATATAATCTGGGTGGTGTGTTTCTCTGTGAATTAATTTTTGCAATGTTTCAATATGCAAAACACCTTGTTCTCCCCTAGTATATGTCAAAATTACATGATGCTCTGAATCCGTTATCAATCCATTCTCAAACATATGTTCCGCACTAAAGGCAATATTTTTTGCTAAGCTTTTCCTGTCGGTTAAATTATGCATCCTTCTGTATTCTTTATCGCTTAGTTCTAAAAGAGCGCGAAGTAAAAAAGCAACTGCAAGAGTTGTTTTTTTTACATCAAGTTGCCTTAGTTCAGAAATAATGGTTCTTATTTTTGTTTCTTCGTCTGGAACGTTAATTCCTATTTTACCAGTCCCTAATATTTTACTCCTTTCTGCAGGTGATTTTTTAGGGGTTCGGCCACGTGGTGATGAGGGTTTAGTATCCTCTTCGCTCGAGTCTGTGCTTGGGTTTTTTTCTGAACTGTTGTCAGGACCACCTTTTTTATCAGTAGAATCCTCTGAAGGATTCGGTTTGCTTTCATTTTTATCCTGATCTACATGATCATATATACCTGCGCGCTCTCTTACAGATAATAAATATTGTTTTGCATCATCAGGATTAAATACGGTGTTAACATCAACCAGCTTAAGTGAAAAATCAGAATTTATATTTGATGCCATTTTCATTATTTTTTCTTTTGATAATATAGGCACCAAATCGTCATTTTCTATTTCGAATCCTAGAAGGCGAAGGTTATCTTTTGTGAAAAATCGCGCCACACTACTAATAGGGAAATCATCTTCTACATCTAAACCCTCACGTTCTGCCCAGCACATATATTGGCCCGCTCTTTTATAATCTGTTGGGTGACCATTATTGAGCAAATAAACTGTACGCATATATGCGTACCAATCGTATTGTCCAGCTCCGTTGCGTGCGCCAGAATGTCTTGCAACTATTTCTTGGAATATTGCCTCGAAGTTATTGCTTGATAAACAATCAACAGTTGAAGGTATATTTTGCTCGAACTTTTCTTTTATTTTTTTTATCTTGCTTATTAAATGAGGTTCGGGGCAACTTTCAGGGAAATTAAGCAGTTTTAAGGCCGTAATTCTCCTATTCCCATCTTTTACTATCCACTTACCTTCCGTGTGAGGCATTACTAATATGGGCATCGTTGTCAACCCATGTGCCGCTATATCTTCCATTAAAACCAGCATTTGGCTTTCTTTACGCAAAATTCTAGAAATACAATTATTCTGATCTGTCCCCGCACGTATTCTGGCGTTTTCAGTATCTAGAAGAATATTTTGAATTGGAATATCATTTAGCTGTGTGAAATCTTTACGAGCCATAATCTATCCTTGTAAAAACACGCTTATTTTACTTTATGATACAAAAACGCTAACGCGTACGCAAAAACTATCGTAATCTGCTAAGAATAGTCGCTTAGAGGTTATCTTAAAGTAAATTTACGTTAATCGTTTCAGCGATTTCTATGTTTGGCATATTTATTTCTTGCGGATACATCGAACCAGAGTTATCTGTGTGTCATGTCATCAGAAAGGGTAAAAAGACATGCTAAAACAGCAAGATATGACAGAAACAGCGAAGGCTGTTTTAAATTCGCTGACGTTATCTCCTGCGACTGCAGGCGAAGTTGCGGAAGCGGTTCATATTTCGCACGAACGCTGCCAGTTGATACTGACTCAGTTGGTTATGGCGGGGTTATCGCATTATCAATTCGGATGTTATAAGCGCCTCCAGTAATGGAGGCTTCCTGCTGTGAAAATGGGCGGCTGGTGGGTGTTGTAGCACCCGGCCAGCCATTCGCTCATGTCTGAGGTCACAAGCGAACCATGGCCCACTGCTTTAGCGCAAAAGCATAGTGAGCCTACCAGAGTCCCGCTTACTGATCTATGAAAAACACTGTAAAAATATCCAGTATTGAGTTAATTAACGCTGATTGCCTGCATTACATACAAACCCTCCCTGATAATTCCATTGATCTGATTGTTACCGATCCGCCTTACTTCAGGGTAAAGCCGAACGGCTGGGATAATCAGTGGAAAGGGGATGAGGTTTACTTAAAGTGGCTCGACGGCTGCCTGGCGCAGTTCTGGCGGGTACTGAAGCCTGCCGGAAGCCTTTACCTGTTCTGTGGTCATCGTCTGGCATCTGATATTGAGATCATGATGCGTGAACGTTTCAACGTGCTTAACCATATCATCTGGGCGAAGCCGTCCGGACGCTGGAACGGGTGCAACAAGGAAAGCCTGCGGGCGTATTTCCCGGCAACAGAGCGCATTCTGTTTGCTGAACATTACCAGGGGCCATATCAGCCAAAAAATGACGGCTATGCGGCAAAGGGGCGCGAGCTTAAACAGCACATAATGGCACCGCTGATTTCTTACTTTCGTGATGCGCGTAAATCACTGGGGATAACGTCGAAACAGATAGCCGAAGTCACCGGAAAGAAAAACATGGCTTCCCACTGGTTTGGTGCCAGTCAGTGGCAGTTGCCGAATGAGGCTGACTACCGGAAGTTACAGGCACTGTTTTCCCGTATAGCGGCAGAGGAGTTTCAGGAACAACAACTGGAACAACCACACCACCAGCTGGTGGCATCTTATGATTCACGGAATCGCAAATATTCTGAATTGCTGGATGAGTTTAAATCTCTCCGGCGCTATTTCTCCGTATCAGCCTCCGTGCCTTATACCGATGTCTGGATGCATAAACCCGTTCAGTTCTACCCGGGTAAACATCCGTGTGAGAAACCTGCGGATATGCTCCGGCAAATAATCAATGCCAGTAGTCGACCAGGCGATCTGGTTGCTGATTTCTTTATGGGATCCGGTTCCACAATAAAAGCAGCAATGGCGCTGGGGCGTCGGGCTTTAGGTGTTGAGCTTGAGTCAGAGCGGTTTAACCAGACAGTGAAAGAGATAAACGAGCTGGTGGGGGAATAATACTGGTGGCCACGTAAGGTGGCCTTTTTATTTCCATTACACAGCACCCGCATCTGCGAGGTGGGGTTATGAAATCCATGGATAAGTTAACAACGGGTGTCGCCTATGGCACCTCAGCAGGTAGTGCCGGGTACTGGTTTTTACAGTTGCTCGATAAAGTCACGCCCTCACAGTGGGCGGCAATAGGTGTGCTGGGTAGTCTGGTATTTGGCCTGCTGACGTATCTGACAAACCTTTATTTCAAGATTAAAGAAGATAAGCGTAAGGCTGCGAGAGGTGAATAATGTCGCCATTATTACGCAAGGCTGTTGCAGCTGCTATTGGTGGTGGGGCTATTGCTATAGCATCTGTGTTAATCACTGGCCCAAGTGGTAACGATGGTCTGGAAGGTGTCAGCTACATACCATATAAAGATATCGTTGGCGTATGGACTGTATGTTACGGGCATACAGGAAAAGACATCATTCCCGGTAAAACGTATACCGAAGCAGAATGCAAAGCCCTCCTGAATAAAGACCTTGCCACGGTCGCCAGACAAATTAACCCGTACATCAGAGTCGATATACCAGAAACAACGCGCGGCGCTCTTTACTCATTCGTCTATAACGTGGGCGCAGGCAATTTCCGAACATCGACTCTTCTTCGCAAAATAAACCTGGGCGATATCAAAGGCGCATGTGACCAGCTGCGTCGCTGGACATACGCTGGCGGTAAGCAATGGAAAGGCCTGATGACTCGTCGTGAGATTGAGCGTGAAGTCTGTTTGTGGGGGCAGAAATGA